TATAGCTGGTTAAGGTGACGAGACACAGGTGGTGCTGCTTCCCCCAAGGAAGAATCGACTTACCAGTCGGGTCTCATGCAGAGATGTAAAATTTACTACTGTAGTAATGCCCGTCTCTTGTTGGTATACAGAAATCCAACCTCCTACAATAATAAATAGAGGGTAGAAATACCCTCTTTTTTATGGCTCTTGCTACTGAAGACGAGATACTTCTAGCTGTTAATACTGTTCTACAAGATTATGAAGCCGAGGTAATCGGTAACCCTTCTTCTAAACTCACACGTATCAGAGTTATTAGTAGGGATAGAGTGCAAGCGAAGACAAGCATTGAGAGTGCTTTGTCTAAAGAGAATATATCATGGGTTAACGCAAGAAGTTATCCTAAGTACCAAACTAAATGGCCTCCCTCTAGTTTCTCAGGTACTGTAGTTGAATCATCACGTGGTTCACTAACTGAATTTGTTTATAAAAACAAAGGTGGAGGAGGTAGTGGTGCTGGTGCTGAGATTACCAAACTTACTGAGTCTGCTCAGTGTGTATTTGCTGCGGTAAGACAGGTGACTGGTAAGTCAGATAGTGGTACCGTATTTGATCCTACTAATATAAAGAAAGCAGCAAAGTATTTTGAAATCCCTAATGATATATCAAGGGATGACTGTAAGAAGATGAGGTCTGAGTTGACAGAGGACTGGATAACCTCATGTGATAAGGGAGCAGAGGAGTTAGTTGGTAAGTTTCCAGGAAATACATATACTTTTCACAGAGGATCCTCTACTGTAGATAGGATTGAGAATGCCTTCAAGAGAGTGAAGAAGAAAGAAGGTGTCAGGATGGACATTAACAAGTGGTCACCTGCTGATATCTACGTCATCTCTCCAGCATTCGACCCAGAATGTTTAGGTGAAGAGGAGAGCATGCGAGGATTGAATCAGTGTATGCAAGAGAGGATACAAAAGAATGTAGCGATGGGTGTATCTCTCAAGAAGATTACTGCTAATGCTACTCTTAGTAAGGTTAACTTTGATAAGAAACAAATCAACGAGCATAAGTTTGCTCGGTTTGAGTTTGGTAATAAGTCACTAGATGGTTACATTCACTTCACATCTGGTGTTAAGATACAGTTTAGGACATTCGGTGGACAGAATCTTACTGGTTGGCAAGGTGAGGTCAAAGGTGCTTCAGCAAACCAAGGTAAGATATCTCTAGGACCTATTAACTTATTGATTAAGAATCATCTAGGTGGTGGTAAACAAATACCAACTGGTGCTGCAAGGATGGTTAAGAATGACCAAGATACTATGCTTGCTGACATAGAGAGAGGGTTTAAAGAGTATGGAAAGTATAATCAGGCACAAACAGATGCAGCATTATCTGATGAGAAGCTTGTTACTGACCCCTTCTTATATTCTAAGTGGCAAGTGGTGAAACTATTTGATGTCATCTCTGGCATCACAGATAAGGATGCTAAAGACCAGTTATGTGAAGACTTCTTACTCTATGCTGGATCTCAGTCCAGTATCTCAGCACCCTACTACAAACTCCAGTAAAAGAAGTGTCCACTCACACCCCTATAAGGGTAGCTACCCTGTTATAATATAGATATGGCAAAGAACACACACCTAGAACACCTAGAAGACGACATCTTTAATCAGGGGTCGGCAGGTGCTACTAATGCGGTTAACTTTCTCAAGTCTCTTCGTGACATGCTCACTGAGAATTCTGGAGGGAGTGCTATCAAGGTGACTACCAAGTGGGATGGTGCTCCTGCTATTGTCTGTGGAAAGAATCCTCAGAATGGTAAGTTTTTTGTCGGCACTAAGTCAGTGTTTAATAAGACCGACCCTAAGATTGTATACACAGCAGCAGATGCTGACAGATTCTATGCTGGTAGTACTGTTGCTTTGATACTAAAGAGATGTCTTGAATACTTAAGTACTTTACCCATCGATGGGGTACTACAAGGAGACTTGTTGTATCAGAAGGCACTGACTAAACAGACAGACGATACCTACAAATTTAAACCAAACACTATCACATATAGCGTCGATGCTGATACCCCAATGGGGAAGAAAGTCGGTGCATCTAAGATTGGTATCGTCTTTCATACACACTACACAGGAAACACAATGGCAGAGCTCTCTGCTGGTTTTGGTGTGGATGTCGGCAGTCTGCAAGGTGTTACTAACGTTGCAGTATTTTCTTCTACATTTAAAAACATCAATGGAGCCGCCAACCTTTCGCAAGCTGATAAGGCGAGACTAAATCAACTGATAGCCTCTGCTGAAAGGAGTTTAAGTCAGGGGTCTGGGTTCCTCAACACCATACAAGGTGGTAAGGGTGCCTGGACTATCCCTGCATTATTTAAAGTATATTTTAACCAGATAATTAGAGGTGGTAGGTTACCTGCTAACTCTGCTGCTATGGCATCAGGATTTAAAGCCTTCCTTAGTGATAGGTTTTCCAAAGAGATTGCCAAGAAGAAGACTCTGAAGTCCAAGACACAGTGGACACAGAAGAAAGCAGACACAATCAAATACCTAAATAAAAGTAGGAACATGATGGGTTATGCATTTGATGGGTTTAAAAACCTGATGGATGCTAAAGTCCTTATCATAAATAAACTGGTTACTATTAAGAGTGTGGGGACATTTCTTGAGACAGAGAATGGTCTTCGTGCTACCAATCCAGAAGGGTTTGTTGCCATCAAAGATGGTGCTGCTCTGAAATTAGTGGACAGACTGGAGTTTTCCAGAGCAAACTTTACCGTCGCAAAGGACTGGGGTTAATGCGTTTTTTACAATTTATAACAGAAGCTACTAAGACTGGTAAGACTCCTGCTGAGAAGAAGAAAGAAGCTCAGGAGGCAGATAACCATGTGGCGATTACTTTCGGGAGGTTTAATCCTCCTCATGCTGGTCATGGCAAGCTCCTCGATGCTGTTAAAGCACATGGTGGAGACTCAGGTAATTATAGAATCTATCCAAGCAGGTCACAAGACCATAAGAAAAACCCCCTAGGTGCTCAACAGAAGGTTGACCACATGCGTAAGATATTTAAAGGTCACAAGGACGCAATTCAAAACAATGAAGGTCAACGTAATGTATTTGATATCTTACGTGACATCAATGATGAAGGTAAAGAGCACGTAACAATGGTCGTAGGTGACGACCGAGTAAAAGAATTCGAGAAACTAACTCAGAAATACAATGGAGTCCACTACGATTTTAAAAGTATTAATATCAAGTCTGCTGGTGCTAGATCTGGAGATGACCCTATTGAGAATCTAAGTGCTAGTGGTCAGAGGAAGCATGCTTCTGGTGACGACCATGATAGTTTCCATGCTGGCATGCCTAAAGGTACCAGTAAGAAATACAGTAAGCTTTTAATGTCCGATGTTAAGAAGGGTATGACACCTCCTCCTAAGAAGGACAGTAAAAAGAAAAAGGATGTTAAGGAATCTGTCTGGGAGTATGCTCCTAAGTTAGATTTCGATACATTCAGAGATTATTATATGCTCAACCAAATCTTTAAGGTGGGTGCTATCGTAGAGCACGATGACACTGGACTTATCGGACGTGTTGTGCATAGAGGACCTAACTATATTATTATGAAAGATGACAAAGACATAGAGGTACGTGCTTGGTTACAGCATGTCACAGAGCAAGATGATGGTGGACAGTTGAATGCTACTCAGCAATATGCTGCTGATACTAGCAAAGACCAGTCCAATTATTCTGCTGATGATGGCAGTGGTAACACATGGAAGATAGGCACTGATAACTTCAGAGCAGCACTACAGGCTATGACACCAGGTCAAGAAGTTAAGAAGTTTTCTGACTTCAACGCAGAGATTAGAAAAACTGTAGAAACTAAATAATACAGTATAGGAAACAATACCATTCTTTTGGCTAAACCGATGACACTAGAAATGCTTGTATCATCTGCACTGATGGGGTATACTCAGACAGATCAGCAGAGAATTTTAAACTCCCTAGAAGAGGGAACCACACTACCCACCAAGAAATTACAGGATGGTGTAGCAAAGGTCATGGAAATTTTCAATTCATGGGAGCCAATCGTAGAAGGTTATGCAGGATTCCCTGTAGAGAAAGAACAAATTGACAGAAAGAAACGTGAGCATGACAAGGACCGTAACATTGGACGGGTTGTCAATCATGGTAGTAACTCTTTCGTCATCACAGGTAGGAAAGCAGATGGTCGTTACATTATCGTAGGGAAGAAAGGCGAGAAGACTGCCAAAGCTCCCGAAGATATGGGTCTGCAAGCTGCCAACGAACAAGTAATCGGAATTGACATTCAAGATCTGCACGAGTCAATGCTCGCAGAACGTATAAATATATTACCCGAAGCGAAGAAGTCCAAGAAACCTAAGAGGTGGCAGGACGATGACGGTGACGGTAAATGGTATGAAAAAGGTGATGTCAAAAAAGAAAGTACCGATGGGGAATCTGATTTTGTTAGTAAGTTACGTGAGTCTGGGGTCTTCTCAGATGAAGAACTTGCTAAGATTTTAGAGAGGCAACATGGCTAAACCTAATAATGAAGTCAACGATAGCAAGTTGCAAGGCAATCTAAAATCAAAGAAGAAGGGTAATGTTATCATTAACCCCAAGAAGGAGGATCTTATGTCCGAAACTATGAATTCAAATCTTAAGTCCGCACTGGCAGACATCAAAGAGAAAGCAGTGTCTGCGTACAACGAGACTAAAAAAGAAGCAATTAAAAAGAAAGCACCTTGTGAGACACAAGATGTAGAACCCACCAACCATTCTGAAGAGGTGGAGAAGACAGTTATAGATGACAGTGAAGCAAAGAAAGAGATCACTGAGAGAATGCGTCAGCGTCTTGCACAATTAACTCAAGACCACGACAGGAAGTATATGATCGACATCGCTGATCCTAAGTAAGCGTATATATAGAGTACTATACTCTAAGTTGATTATGATTAACTTTCTAATGCCTATCGCTATTAGCATCATTAATAAGGCTATCGATAGAATCCCAGAAGATCTGGACTCAGTAATTAAAGATTTTGTTATTAAGATACTAAAGAAAGCTGCTGCCAAGACAGACAACAAAGTAGATGACGAGCTAGTCGCTGCTGTTGCTAAGGCACTACTTGAATCTTAGTGCTTATAAATAAATTATAGGAAAATAATTCTCAGAGGAGAAACACATGGCAGTCTTTGGTACAATAGACGCTGCTACGTTTGGCAATAATGTTGCTGTTACCAATGGTGACGCTACTGTAACCAAGAATGCAGCTGATTCTGTTAACGTTGGAGATATTCTAGTATTGAATAGCGTTAACTATCTCGTAAGAGAAGTAACCAGCACGACATCAATCGAATTACATAAAGCATATGCAGGTAGTACCAATGGTACTCTTTCAGGTGCTGTCAGACGTACTGCTCCTAAGGCAGTTGCTGAGTATGTAGTTAAGGGTGGTGACAGTGTAAGTTACGATCTAGTATTCGTTGATACTACAGAGCAATCAATTGCTTCAAACAAATCACGTGGGATCACTGGTCCTGGTTGGTGGCAGTATAGAACATATACTTCACACAATGGTGACGAAAAGCATAAGGCAGAATACATCGCACCTGCTAAGGCAGCTGCTGGATCTTCTGGAGACTTCACTGATGATACAGTCGTAGCAGACGTATTAGAAGTCATCACAGTTGGTACACAACCTGCAAACTCTACTTCTTCTAGTGGTGCTGGAACATTCGTTGCTGCATTCACAGTGGATCAGTCAGGTACTAAGGTTTACAAGTGGCAAAGACAGACCAAGAATGCTACTACTCGTTGGGTAGATATCGTTGGAGGTGCTGGTGGACTTGACACTGGTATCACATATGCAGACTTCACTACAGCAACACTGGCATACAGTGCACTTGCTAGTGATGCACTAGATGGTTACAAGTATCGTTGCGTGTTAAATACAAGTAAGGGTGCAGAGACCAAGTATACAAACGGAGCTGCAACACTTACCTTCGGTAGTTAGTAATTAGTTTATTTTTGTAATGCAATTTGATACTCTCAATGAAAAAAACTATTTGATGTTCGCTATAAAACACTACGATAACCCTCAGTCGGTGACCGTAGATGACTTCATGGAGGATATGAAGAAGTTTAAATACCTCAAGAGATTACTCAAGAGGTATTTAAAAACAGGTATCCTCCGAGTGAACCTCATACTAAACCATATGATTATATTGTTTAATGTATTTGGTGACGCTACCATACCTCTACTCATGTATAAACTTGAGAGAGAATACTGGTCACTCATAAAGACATTTCTTATATACCTTAACAGGTATCCAGAATATCATGGGTCACTAGAGACGGTAGATACAGATGATGATGTCGCAGATTTACTTAGAGACCTATGATTAATGAAGATGCTCCAACAATGAGTGCAGGAAACGGTGGCTTCTCTGGAAGTGCTGCTTCTACTGGACCTGTTGCTGGATACGATCCTCTTCTAGGTCATGGTAAACCAAAGCGACGCAAGTTTGGAATGCCAACAGGTGTTCCCACTGGATATAAGAATCGTAAGAGAGCTTATACAGGGAATGATTCCCCTAGTCCAGCAGTTAATAAGGGTTTGAAAGAAGGCTCTTATACATCAACAGACAAGGAAGATAACTATCTTCCATACCTCATTTGTTATGACGGTATAGATAATTTTGTCCTATACGGTAGGTCACCTGCTGAAATTAAAATTCAGTTAAGGAAAATCTTTAGACCAGAAGGTCATAAGAAGATTAAGATCAAGAGACTGTATCCTAATGAAGTGATTAAATTCTATTGGGACAAGAGACAAAAAGCATTAACTAATCAATGACTTATTACGCACCAGACAAAGTGCCTTACGATGAATGGTTTGATCCTAATTATAAATACGAACCACATCCCTATGACAATTGGCCCGTCGCTGTTGAAGTAGAGGAAGACTCAATACATCAGAAGATGTATGAGTTAGCAACAAGGAATGGTACCACAGTGGGTGGGTCAGAAAATGTCAGACATTAACACAGCAATTTTAGAAAGATTAGAAAAAGTAGTTGACACTCTTCAAGATAATTCTATGAAGATGGGTCAACTTCTTGCTGTACATAACGAGAAACTTGACAAGCAAGATAGAATAGATGCTGTATTGTTTGAGAAGGTGGAGTCACTCCATCGTGAAGTAAATCGTAGAGCAGAGGAGATTAAGAAAGGTTGTGAAAGAGACATCAGAAAGGTCGATGACCGTCTTAGACTCATGGAAAAGAAGATGTGGACTATTTTTGGTGCTCTGTCTCTTTTATCTTGCTTGGTTAGTCCAGTCGGACAATCGGTCCTAAGAAACTTGACAGATACAAAGCCATCTGCTACAGTTAATACACCTAATAGAATTGCATGGACTACGTTGAGGACAAATACATACGATTCCTCAACACCAGACTTGACAAGTTCAAGAACATAAAACCAGGATTATACAACTTCCGTTGTCCTTACTGTGGTGATAGTCAGAAGCACCGCACTAAAGCAAGGGGGTATTTTTTTCTCAAGAAATCAGAATACATTTACAAGTGTCACAACTGTGGTGTAGGAAGAAGTCTTGGGAATTTTTTAAAGGACCATGCTGTTGACCTCTATGACCAGTTTGTTATGGAGAAATACAAGTCTGGAATGACTGGTAAGGGGAGACACACACCCAATCCAAAGTATAAATCCAGCAAGCCTAACTTTACTAAGAAGGTTGAAGATCTTCAGAGTATAGGGGAGCTAAATAGAAAACATCAGGCAAGAGAATACCTAGAGAAACGACAAATCCCACAGGAAAAGTTATCCTCTTTGTATTATACTGATAGGTTTAAAACTTGGATTAATTCTAAGAAACCTGGTACTTTTCAGAGTCTCCAGAATGATAGACCTCGTATCATTATTCCACTGACTGACAAGGATGGTAAATGGTTTGGGGTGCAAGGTAGATCTCTTTTACCTAACTCAACAATGAGATACATCACTATCTTATTTGATGAGGACAAACAAAAAGTATTTGGACTTAATAATGTTAATGAAAGTGAACCAATCTACATCACCGAAGGACCAATCGACTCGCTCTTCTTGGATAATTCCGTTGCGATGGCTGGGTCTGACTTTGATCCTAGGTCGTGTGGTTGGAGCGATTATATTTGGGTTTATGATAACGAACCTCGTAACAGACAAATCGTCGAGCGAGTCACCAAGTCAATCGACAGAGGTGAAAAAGTAATCATATGGCCACAGCAGGTGACAGAAAAGGACATTAATGATATGATACTGAAAGGGAGAAACCCACAATCGATTATAAAATCTCATACCTATCAAGGTATACAAGCAAAAATAAAACTTAACGAATGGAAACGAGTATGATCAACGTTATTAAACGTAATGGTCGGGGTCAAGAGCCCCTTAACCTTGAGAAGATTCATAGGATGGTTGAGTTTGCATGTGAAGGACTGGCAGGTGTGTCAGAGTCACAAGTAGAAATGAATGCCAACCTACAACTCTTTGATGGTATCTCAAGTGAGGATATCCAAGAGATTCTTATCAAGTCATCTAATGATTTGATTAGTTTGGACAATCCTAACTATCAATATGTTGCTGCACGACTCTTACTATATGGTCTGAGAAAGTCAGTGTATGGAGAGCACCCTGACGTGCGTCCTTATATTGTTGACCATATTAATAAGTGCGTGGAGAAGAAAGTTTATGATAAAAGTATTATTGAGAAGTATTCCGACTCTGAGTGGGAAGAGATTGATGGATACATTGATAATGATAGAGATCTTTTGTTTACATATGCTGGTCTTAGGCAAGTAGCAGATAAATATCTCGTACAAGACCGAAGTAACGGTAGGGTGTTTGAGACACCGCAACAGATGTATATAATGATTGCTGCAACATTGTTTGCAAGTTATCCTAAAGAAACACGACTGGACTATGTAAGACGCTACTATGACTCAATCTCAAGACACAAAATCAACATCCCAACCCCCGTTATGGCGGGAGTACGAACCCCCCTTCGCCAATTTGCAAGTTGCGTTTTGGTTGATGTTGATGACACCCTCGATAGTATCTTTAGCAGTGATATGGCTATTGGCTACTATGTCGCTCAAAGGGCAGGCATCGGTATTAATGCGGGTAGGATCCGTGGCATCAATGCGAAAATCCGTGGGGGAGAAGTTCAACACACAGGTGTCGTCCCATTCCTTAAAAAGTTTGAGTCAACTGTTCGATGCTGTACTCAAAATGGCATCAGAGGTGGCTCCGCAACAGTCCACTTCCCAATCTGGCACCAAGAAATCCAAGACATCATCGTCCTCAAAAACAACAAAGGAACCGAAGACAATAGAGTACGAAAGTTAGACTACAGTATTCAGTTTAGCAAACTGTTTTATGAAAGATTCATTAGCAATAAAGAAATCAGTCTCTTTAGCCCGCACGACGTTCCAGGTCTGTATGATGCTTTTGGCACTGATGCATTTGACGATTTATATACTTCATACGAACAAGATAGTAGTGTTCCAAGAGTTACCATCGGAGCACAGGAATTAATCCTAGACATCCTTAAGGAGAGAGCAGAGACAGGTCGTATTTACATCATGAATATTGACCACTGTAATTCACACTCATCCTTTACAGACAAGGTTAACATGAGTAACCTATGTCAGGAGATTACTCTACCTACTGACCCTATCAATCACATTGATGATGGTGGTGGTGAGATAGCACTGTGTATTCTATCTGCTATCAATGTAGGTAAGGTATATAAACTGGAAGAGTTGGAAGAGTTGTGTGACCTAGCAGTCAGAGGACTTGAAGAGTTGATTGACTACATGGAATACCCTGTGGATGCTGCTAAACGTAGCACCCTAGCACGTAGGTCATTGGGTATTGGATACATTGGACTAGCACATTACCTAGCACGTAATGAAGTTAACTATTCTGACCCAGAAGCATGGAAGTTAGTCCATGAATTGACTGAAGCATTCCAATACAATCTTCTCAGGGCATCAAACAGTCTCGCAAGGGAGCGTGGAGCATGTGAAGGATTCCAACACACGAAATATTACGAAGGTATCCTCCCGATAGATACATATAAGAAGGATGTCGATGACATCTGTCCTAACGAGTTAAACTATGATTGGGATAGTCTACGGAATGATATCACAGCCTACGGTCTTAGGCACTCAACATTGTCCGCACAAATGCCTTCGGAGAGCAGCTCCGTTGTGTCAAACGCAACCAATGGAGTCGAGCCACCTAGAGACTACTTGTCCATTAAAAAGAGCAAGAAGGGGCCACTTAAGCAGATTGTTCCATCGTATACGTCACTTAAAAACAACTACACATTACTCTGGGACATGCCAGACAACAGTGGTTACATCAATGTCGTAGCAGTTATGCAGAAGTTCTTTGACCAAGGCATTTCTGGTAACTGGAGTTACAATCCTGAGAATTATCCTGATGGAGAAGTCCCAGTGTCTGTAATGGCACAAGACCTTCTAACTACCTACAAGTTAGGTTGGAAGACATCATACTATCAGAATACATATGATGCTAAGAAGGATGTAGATGAGCCAGCACATCCAATTGGATGGAAGGATGACCTTCCTACCACAGATGATTTGGTTAATGATATTTTAAATTCTGACATAAGTGAAGCGGAGTGCGAAGGTTGTTATGTTTAGTGCAGAAATAAAAGAGGGGACTAAGAAGTCCCACTCAGCAGCAGAGAATACTAAATTTGTATCCTCATTTCTTAAGGGTTGCGTAGACCCTGAGGAATATAGGAAGTTGTTAGTGAATTTCTACCATGTGTATTCCAACATGGAAGCAGAGATTCGTGAGACAAATGACCCACTAGCCTCGACATTGAAGCAATGGTGTGTTAAACTCAACAGGGAAGCATCCCTAGAGCAAGACCTAAGATACTTCTTCGGTCCCATCTTTAGGGATAAGTTGGAACCTTCCCAAGCTGCAAAGACATATGTCAATCGGATTAAAGAGGTATCAGATAATGATCCTTATTTACTGATAGCACACCATTATACACGTTACATTGGTGACTTGTCTGGTGGTCAGATACTGAGAGGTATAGCGAAGAAGTCACTCAACCCTCCAGAGGGTGAAGGTTTACACTTCTATGACTTCCCTCATATATCAGATGCCAAGGCATTTAAGACTGACTATAGAGCAGCCCTAGATTGTCTGGTGTTAAGTGAATCGCAGAAGAATGCTTTAATTGCTGAAGCAAACTATGCTTTCCGTCTTAACATGTATATCTTTGATGAGATTCAAGGAGATGCTAAGAAGACTCTATGGCAAATATTTTGGAACACACTTAAGGGAAAATGAAGGAAAAACAGGACAGGTATTTTGAATGTTTAGATGTTTGTAAAGAGCATGAGCAAGAGGAGACCTGTGCTGAAGTTTGTATTCCAGCATTGGAAGACGATGACCATCATCCCCAAGTAAAACTTCCTGACGTTGATGAAGACGGTAAGGAAGTCTATCCTCCTGAGTTATCTCAAGAGGAAAAACATGTACGTGACATCTGGTTAGGCACTCAATGGGATTAACTGTATTCAATCCAAAAAAGACTGACATTAGTAAGCAACCTATGTTCTTCGGAGCACCACTAGGTATGCAACAGTATACTGAATTCAAGTATCCTGATTTCGATAGGCTTACTCAACAACAACTAGGATATTTCTGGAGACCTGAAGAGGTATCACTACAGAAGGACAGGTCTGATTACAAGACCCTTAACGAACAACAAAAACATATCTATACTTCTAACTTGAAGTACCAAATCCTATTGGATTCGGTACAAGGAAGAGGTCCTGGTATGGCATTCGCACCTTACTGCTCGCTGCCAGAGTTAGAAGGTTGCATCGGAGTGTGGGAATTTATGGAACAAATCCACTCCAGATCCTACACACATATAATTAAGAATGTTTACCCAGATGCGTCTGAGGTATTCGATACAGTCTTAGATGACGAGAGAATTTTGGCAAGAGCAGAGTCTGTTACTAAAGCATACAATGAATTCATTGAGTATGCTGGACAGTATGCTAGTGGCAACATGTGGGCACCAGATGCCAGACAATCTCCTAGTCATGAATGGACTATTAAAGATTTAAAACGTTCACTTTATAGAGCTATTGTAAATGTGAACATCTTAGAAGGGATACGATTCTATGTAAGTTTCGCTTGCTCATTTGCTTTTGGGGAGTTGAAACTCATGGAGGGGTCTGCCAAGATAATTTCCCTCATTGCAAGAGATGAATCACAACATCTTAACTTAACTCAAAAGATAATCAAGAAGTGGCAAGCAGGAGATGACCCTGTGTTACTAGAGATTATAGAAGAAGAGAAAGAGAATGTCTTGCAGATGTTTATAGAAGCAGTAGATCAAGAAAAAGATTGGGCAGAATACTTATTCTCCCAAGGTACTATGATTGGATTGAATGAGCGATTGCTCGGACAGTATGTCGAATGGATTGCCAATCGTCGTATGAAATCAATCGGCATGACACCTTATTACGATATACCCGCCAAGAATAATCCGTTACCTTGGACGGAACACTGGCTAAATAGCAAAGGACAACAAAATGCACCTCAGGAAACTGAGATTGAATCTTATATCGTTGGAGGAATTAAACAAGATGTCGAATCTAATACCTTTAGTGGATTTAAACTCTAATCTTTGGCAGAAGGTTAGAAAAGCTTGGTTTGATAATGACAAGACGATGGAAGACTCCCGAAGAGAGACTGATCCTCTCGCTGAAAGACCCGAAAGCTGGTATAAAGGAGCACTTATCTTTCCTCAGATCCTTGAAGAGGGACTTGAAGAGGCAGAAGAAGTGTACGCCACATCCAGACGCAAAGAAGAGACACACGACTCGGAAGGGTGTTAAGAAAAAGAAAAACTGTAACAAAGATAACAAGTCTGCTTGACTAAATAAAAATGTCATGCTATCATGACAATACGTTCATCCCCTAGGGACGCAAGTAAGTCACGGAACGGATCGTTCATCCCATGATTCCAATTTTAATTGCCACTGCTATTACCTGCTCTGACATATCTGAAAAGATAGACAGAGTTAATTCAAAGCAAGACTTATCTCCTGTTCAAAAGGCAGAGATAGTTGACATTTATAAGGTACACCTAGTAGAGTCAGTCGGTTTGGATTGTAATTGGGACGAAAATGACTAAAGGAACGGGGCCTTAAAATCCAACTACTTTAGGAGTAAACAAATGGCACAAGTCACATACCGTGGTGTCAAGTACGATACCAATGCTAAAAAGGAAAGCAACTCAACAGAAAACGAGCTCATTTATAGAGGTCACAAGTATGTTAAGAGCTTGACAAACAGCGTTAAGGGATAAATAATGGGGACATCACGTCCCCTTTTTTCTTATATTATGAACTACAATAAAGTTAAAGCAATTGCACACAACCTTAAGTTGTTAGCAATTAGTTTGGAGGAAGCAATCAAAGAAGATGTAGATGCTTACCAAGTAGGTAAGGATCCACAACGTTATGATGGAGGTTATGGAGCCTGGGATGACGATGATGGTTATTCAGATTAACATTTTCAACCAGAGGTCCAGATGGACTGGGAATGCGAAAGTAAAAACGAGGAATTAGCCAGTATGATTATTGTGTATCAAGAACATATTGACCAGTTAGAGGTTGAGAATGGTAAACTGAAAGACGAAGTAGTCTTTCTGAGGCAACAACTTGAATACAAAACTCTCGGATTACCTAATGATGAAGAAGCGACTAGCCGTGATGTGCTCAGGAAACGGCACAAACTTTGAAAATATTGTCAAGTCATGTGATAAACATGAAGTTGTGTTGATGATACACAACAAGAAAGAATGTGGTGCAGCAAAACGAGCAGAGAAGTGGGGTATACCACATTGCTACATCAGTCATAAAGATGAAGACCAGATGCGAATGCTGATAGAAGCATGGCGAGTGGACTTAGTAATTCTTGCGGGGTATATGAGAGTGTTGAAGAATCCTTCAGCATTTAAGTGCCCCATTATTAATGTTCATCCATCACTACTACCAAAGTATAAAGGATTAAACGCTGTTGAACAAGCCCTAGATAGTAGTGACAAAGTAACTGGATGCACTGTACACTATGTGAATGAGGAACTAGATGGTGGAGAGGTAATACAGCAGCAAATGGTACCAATTGAACCAGATGATGATGTAGATACACTTACTAGAAAGATTCAACGTGCAGAGTATGGGTTACTACCTATGGTAATCAATTCGATATGAGACCCCAGAGTGCTAAAGCAAAGGGAAGAAACTTCCAGAAGTGGGTGCGTGAGCAACTAATAGAGCATCGAGATGTACATCCTGAGGACATAGAGTCTAGGAGTATGGGTGCAGGTGGTGAAGACCTCATCATGGCACGAGATGCACGAAAGAAATTTCCCTTTAGTATTGAGTGTAAGAATCAAGAGAAGTTAAATGTCTATGATGCATATGCTCAGGCAGAAGCAAACTCTGGAGACCATGAGCCTATACTCTTTATGAAACGTAATCATAAGAAACCATTGGTGGTTGTTGATGCGGAATACTTTATAAAGAATTTCCGTACTTGACAGGAGCATCCCGTGCATATATACTAGAGCACCAGCCACCCGTCCAATGGAAGACCAAGAGTTTCTATACGATACTATTGAACTGCTCATTGACCAACTACATAACCTAACAGAACAAGGAAACCTCAAAGATGCTGAGGCAGTTGCTGATAGGATCCGTGAACTACAAGAGATGACATGACAGTCGAGACTATGTTCTCAGTCCCCATAATCTATTACCCGATTAAGGACTGGAGTGTGAATAAGAAAAGAATTTTAGATGCCCTTCCCGATGAGGAGGGTCTTCTTGAGCCTGATGGTAGTCTGTATACAGACTTCTTTGAGGAGCGTGAGGATAAGGAAGATAAACTTCCCTCCTATGCTGACGTTGTAATTGATATTATTAAACCATACCTAGCAGACTTCACTAACAAAAGACGTGTGGAGTTTACTGACATGTGGTTCCAGACATCATACCGAGACCAGACACACGGTATCCATAATCATGGGCACAGTGGTTGGTCTTGTGTTATGTACATAGAGTATGACCCTAAGTACCACAAACCTACTACATTCTACTCTCCATTTAATAATCCTTGGAGTGGTAGACTACAAGTATTTGAACCACCAGTAGTTGAGGGAGACTTAATTATCTTCCCTTCCACTATTGCACATGAGGGACCACGTAATACTTCTGATGTTAAACGGACTGTTATCTCATTTAATATACGAGGTAAGGTTGATAAGGTTAAGTATAAGATGTGGGACGGTGACCCTATGGTATATGTGAGACAAGCATTTGATGAGTCCACTCCTGATGACGCAAAGGCGAATCGATATGAGTTTAAAATCTGAGATTACTTCTTACAAGGGGAAGCATTGCACACAGTCAACTGATTTTGTGTGGGGTGACTACATAGATAATGATGTATGTGATTTGGTAACTGACTTCTACAATCGTCAGAATATACTTCCATATATTGATGGGCAACTACAATTAGAAGGTGAGATTAAAGTTGACCCTAACTATAAAGACTCAAAAGATTTGCACGTCCCATTTCAGATTGCTGCAATGCATCTGGAGCCATATGTTATGGCACTGCAAGGTGTCCTTAACAAATACATAGATAGGTTTCCCTTCTGTGAGATGTCTAACTTTAGGATACTTGAACCCATGAGTATCCAATGGTATCCTGTTGGAGGAGGGTTTAAGATATGGCACACCGAAAGGTCGTGCTGTCATCACAATAATGTTTATAGACACTTAGTCTTTATGACATATTTGAATGACGTTGAGGATGGTGGTACTGAATGGTATCATCAAGACCTTTACGTACCAGCAAAAAAAGGTTATACTGTTATATGGCCTTCCGATTGGACTCACCACCATCGTGGCAGAGTTTCAGAGACATCTGAAAAGATGATTTGTACAGGTTGGTTCTCTTTCACATGAGTGACAACCAATACCCCTACTTACTACAACAGTATCGACTAGCTATGAAAGACCAAGGGGCAATCCCCAAAGAACCTCAAGATGAACTATGGAATAGAGCACTCGACATTATGCTTGAGTCTGTCCATAAACCTGATGATTCACTACGCTCTTGTGCTCACAACCAAAAGTGCTATAATGAGTTGATGTGGATTCGAGATGACATTATCGAACACTTAAACACACTACGGAGAAACAAATGACTTGCGGACTACACTCTAAATTTGATACAGCAGTAGATGCTGTGAAGGTTGCCCTCCATGAGGCAATTGATACAAAAGATTTCGATAGAAGCACCCTTAGTGAACTATGGAGACACTATCAGGGACTTCAGACTATTGCAGAGGGACTACCTGCACACAAGAATCATAGTAATGTCACAGTTGGTAGTGATACTACTTTTAATCTTGATGAGACTACTCTTACACTAGGTAATGAAAATGTGGACATTAACTTTAACCTCGATGATGCTGTTGGTGCTGCTGATACTGTGCCTGTAACCTTCGGTGGAGGTCTTCAAGGTGGTGCTGCTGATGATGTCATTACATTTTCTTAAGGATGTCATAAGGTTTTCTTAAGACTATAGGGGTACCCGCACCATAGGGGCTTGACAGAGTATGTTACATTACTATATACTATGTAACATAACTTAATCAAAGGTTATTCATGACTCAATCAGTAGCAAGACGTAATACCGTTACTGAGTACGGCAAGCAAAACATCTTTGCTTCCGAGCCTCAGATGGAATACGTTGAAAACTATGAAGGTTATTGGCAGAATGCAGAGTTACTCAATGGTCGCCTAGCGATGATTGGTTTGTTTGCAGCAATCCATAACTATGCCATCTTTGGATGGATTATACCAGGCATTGTTTAATATACAAGGTCTTTACACCCCTCTTATGAGGAACTTTTAACCCTAAATCTAAAAAGGAGAAAACAAATGACACCAGAAGCAGAAAAGTTTAACGGTTGGGCAGCGATGATTGGATTCGTTGCAGCAGTCGGTGCATACGTCACAACAGGTCAAATCATTCCAGGTATTTTCTAATGGGAAATCAAGGAACACTTGACCTATTCATCAGAGCAAACGGAAGAGCAACTATGGTTCTCTTCTGGATTGGAATAGCAGTCTATACAAAGCTCAGCTACTTTAGTTAAATTACCTAAAGTATAAATACTTACTCGTAACATTTCTAAACATGTCCGACTTTTTAGTCGAGACTAATTCAATATCCCCTATTGCAGCTATCTTGTGGTGCTTCTACCCGATGGCTGCATTAGTCGTATTTGAGATAATCATGAGAGCACTGAGTGATGATGATGATGACGACACAAACGGTGGAAAAGGAATTAGAATCCGACAACAAGAATTACAACCAGCATACGCACCCTCCCCAACTTAACCATGCCTTTTATAGTTTTCGGTTGCATCCTAGCAGCCACAGCATTCACTAACATTTCCTTCGCAGTTTTGCAATGACCTATGCTGATCAATTATTAATAACAGTACCACACCACTTGCATGGTCTACTAGAATTTGGTATACTGGTAGCAGTTGGTATAACCTTTGGTTGATGCAGTTAATTAGGTTCACTAGCGGAGAGACTTATACTTTCTTCGCACCAAGGTGGGAGTATTATATTTGTGAAACAGAAGTAGATTTCGGAGTGGGTAGACTACTCAATGAAATTCTATGGCAAGAGAGAAAGATACTTGAGAAATTCCCTGTCTTTGAGGACGATTGGGGTACTAAATTGGGACCTAACTCCCTTACATCTAGGTCTAATAAGTACAACTTACTCAAGTGGGAAGTATCACAACCTTTAAAAAGGTTTATCTCTATAACTCACGACCAATTTATATCACAGTTTGATCTCCCTCCTACTCCCATCTATGCTCAAGCATGGGCTAACGTGATGAGGGGAGGTGAAAAGATGGCAATGCATGCTCACGGAAGAGACCCTTGGTGTTATCTTAGTGGGCATCTTTGTGTACAGGTTAAGGAAACGAATACATATTATCAGAACCCTTATGGTGGTGACCCCTATGCATCTGCCAATGCACCAGGCAAACTGACACTATTCCCTTCATGGTTACCTCACTTTACTGATGAAGTAGACAGTGGAGATAGAGTCACAGTAGCATTTGACATTAGGACAGAGGATGGTTATCATAAGGACATCAAAGACGACATGAAGGAGCACTGGGTTAAGGTATGATTGAAGAATTCAGATTAGATGACGGTAAAATGCATGAGCGTCAACTATGTTTGTTGTGTTGCATGAAGAATGGTATCCCCATTCAACGGTCAACATATGAATTCTGCCATGACTTTGTAACTGGAAATGAATTTGAAGGTTACATCCCTACAGAAGAGGATCCTCTTGAAGAGAAACTAAAAGATTTTAACGGTGATTATCTAGCACTAGCAGCGTCTAGGGTGACAGAAATTTGGAAGCAACGACACACACTATGAAAATTGTAATTGCAGGCGGTGGTTCAGCAGGTTGGATGAGTGCAGCAGCACTCGCACATACATTTCCTGACTGGGATATCACTGTCATTGCTGGTGATGAACCTATTGGAGTGGGAGAAAGTACCACTCCACATATTAATCAGTACCTTAAGTACATGGGTATTGATGATGAAACATTCCTTAGGGAAGCACGTGCTACCTTTAAAGCAGGTTCAAAGTTTGAAGACTTTGCTGCTGTGGGTCACTCATTTTATTATGGTAACGCACAAGAGTTACCTAAGGGTACCTCATACTATCAATGGATGCTCGCTGATGCATTCGGTATGAATCCCCCTCCATTTATTGATGTCTTCATGCCATTCATGACAGTGGCAGCAGAAGGTAAGATGCCACTTAATAATCCAAAGTTGAAACCTTATGACCTCAAAAAGGACCGTAGTTTCCACATCGACGCAACCAAATTCTCTGAATTTCTTAGAAAAACTTACTGTAAGAATGTTAGAGTCATTGATTCTAAAGTTAAGTCAGTACGTTACGAAGGAAAAAGAATACAATATGTCACTGTGGCGAGAGGAGAGACTGACTTGCGGGAACCGCAGGTTGACGCAGATCTCTATATCGACTGTACTGGGCAAGCATCTACACTAGGTGGTAGTCAGAGCAGTTGGCAACCTATTGATACTCTTAACGTAGACACTGCTATCGTCAGAAGGGAAGAGTATACTAATAAAGATGAGCAGATGCACTGCTACACTCATGCTAAGGGACTATCCTCTGGTTGGCAGTGGAGAATTCCTACATGGGATTTTATTAGCACAGGATATGTATTCTCATCTAAGCATCAGACTGAAGAGGATGCTAAGAAAGAATTTGGTGACGGTCGAGTGGTCAATTTTAGAACTGGTCGCTTCGAGGAAGCTTGGGTAGGAAACTGTGTTAAAATAGGGTTATCATATGGGTTTGTAGAACCATTAGAGTCTACTTCTTTATTCAATACTCATCATGGTATCTTACAGTTGGTTGATACTCTCGCCACAGTCCCTGACTTCGGTCAGTTTGAAAGAGATAACTTCAATTGGAATCTTGCCGAGCACTTTGATGGTTGGAAAGAGTTTGTTGAAGCACACTACTATTACTCCTCACGTAAGGACACTCCATTCTGGAGGTCACAGACTGATGAGATGGACTATGAAAAGGTTGGGAGTCATGAATTCATACGTCATTACATGACAAGTGATGAAGCATTCAACCCTGAGCAATTCCACCCTATCGTATACATTATGGCAGGTGCTGGTAAGAATCACATCAACAGGAGACACTACGGATACTTTAACTATCCTATACCAGTGTCACAACGCATCGTTGATGACTGGAATGAGGACTATGAATTGAGGAAGTCATTCGCTGCTTCTCTACCCACAATGTATAAATATCTATCGGATACATTCCACAAGGACTCATGAATTTTCTCCCCCAAATCTTTGACAAACAGGCCAGGTTTCAACCTTGGTTATGGGAGAAGTATGATACCTTCGACCGCACCTCATTGCAGAAGAAAAGGAAAGAGAATGAGTCGGAGAATAAGTATCAGAAAGATAGAATGCAACACGGTAAGAAGAAGGTAGGTCATTCTAAGGACAGTCTTAAGTATAAAGAGTTTGTTAATAAGGCAAAGGAAAGTAATAAACTAAGACCAGGTGAGGTCAAAAAGTATGTAAAAGGTAAGTGGGTTTCAAATAAGGATTGACAAGTTATAAAACTTCATATATAATACTGTGGGTGGCGACCCTTAACCGCATATTTTACTCCTGACCAGGACTAAACGGAGATATCAGTCCTCATTATACCGTTCACACATCGCACTCTTAATTCAAATGACAACTCTTCAAAGAAAAGAGCAAGGTCTGCTAACGAATTGGAGCGAGTTTTGTGAGTGGGTTACAAGTACAAACAACCGCATTTATGTTGGTTGGTTTGGAGTTCTTATGATTCCATGCTTGTTGGCCGCTGCCACTTGCTTCATCGTAGCATTCATTGCTGCTCCTCCTGTCGATATCGATGGGATTAGAGAACCAGTTGCTGGTTCTTTCATGTATGGTAACAACATCATCTCTGGTGCTGTCGTTCCATCTTCCAATGCTATTGGACTACACTTCTATCCCATCTGGGAAGCTGCTACTCTCGATGAGTGGTTGTATAATGGAGGTCCTTATCAGTTGGTTATCTTCCACTTCCTTATTGGAATCTCTGCTTACATGGGCAGACAGTGGGAACTATCATACCGTCTAGGTATGCGTCCATGGATCTGTGTTGCATATTCTGCACCAGTATCTGCTGCATTCGCAGTCTTCCTAGTGTATCCTTTTGGACAAGGATCCTTCTCTGATGGTATGCCTCTAGGTATATCAGGTACATTCAACTTTATGTTTGTATTCCAAGCAGAGCACAACATTCTTATGCACCCATTCCATATGGCAGGTGTTGCA